GTGTATGTCTGGCTCGCGATATTATCGGTCTGCCATTGATCAACACTCGTCGTCGAGAAGCCTCTTTCGACATGACATGTCCATTCTGGCCCAGCATCAACGGCATATGGCGCGATCTTATAACGAATAGATCCGCGCCAGCCGGAAAACATCTGTGTAACCCAATGCAAAAGCAATGTGTTACAATAGTTGTATGATGCGGCTGCAGATGTGGTGTGCACTGCATTGGCAATATTTCCCCTGTAATAAGGGAAAATCGCTCGCTTAAAGAACAAGCGAGGCGTGCCAGATGCCATTAGGGAAAGGTTCTCGTGTAGAGCATAACGCTTAAGTAACGGTCTGAGGGATTTTATCCGTTCACCGAAATACACGTGTCCTATACTAGATAGATCTTGCGAAGCATCGTTCATCGCATCTGCCTGTTGGTGTTCAGGCTCATCCAGTCCATCAGCATTAATCGCATCAGTTTCAATACCAGCTTGGGACTTGAAAACTGCTGCAGAAAATGCATCAGAGGGCACTGCTAGCTCAAAGTCATCTCCTGCAGAGATGAACACATTGACCTTCACGTCATTGTTGACAGTGGAGTTAGGTGTTGTTAGGTCATTGACCACGTACACCCCCACAACTCCATTGTCCTCAAGAGCAGTTCTAACGGAATACCTTGATGTAGAATAACATTCGGTAACACTTGTGAACTGTGGATTACGTCTTTTCATGAAAGTTCGTGACTGTCCAGCAGGTACAGAGATTGTAAAATCACTGCATTCTGCGAGATCAACGATCTTCACATAATTGACATTATATTCCGGTGTAAGACCCAAAAGTACTGGGTCATATACGATCTTGAGTCGACCTTTGTGGTAAGCGGAGCACACCACTTGAAATCTGAACTTAATAGTACCAGTCCAATATTCAAATGGTTGAGAAACTGCCGATAGTGCTGGCAGATAGTGCTCACCGGCAACACTCTCATGGTGTATGCCAGGGTTGACGCGAACGTTCCATAGTAACGTTTCTGCACCTACCCCCTCAGCCCAATCAAACTGAGTGAGATATGACTCTCTTTTCGCAATGGAGAGAATGTCCAATGGATCATCTCTTCCAACACCAGATATCCCTGGATCTATTGATAACTCCTGTTGATCGTCGACGGTAAGCTTGATAGCTCCATCGGCGACAGTAGTCGTCGCTAGCTGGGACATTGGTCGCGGCTTAAACGGCTCAGGATCTCGCGTTATATTAGGACGCGAAAATCCCAAGAGTTTGGCAACACCAGCCGTAGTAGAAGCAACTTTTTCAGTAGCTCTAGCATACGGTCCTATCACAGGGACATTACCCAGTGCACCAGCAGCAGCAGCAATAGCTGTAGCAGGTCCTGATATAGCCCCTTTCTCGTTCGCTTCATCGGTTTCAGTACCAGCCTGTGCCGTAAGGTTCTCGGCTTCCTGGGCTGTAAGTCCAGCAAGCTTGACCTCCGACAACCAAGCGAAAACACTGATATTGCAGACATCTGATGCTCCATTAGCATGCTTGAGGCCTGTCAAATCACGAAGGTAAATATATCCAATATCCTCAATGTCGATACTAGTCGCATCGAGGTAATCTTTATGCCAAAAGAAGGGCAATTTCATCTCTCCACCACCATTGGTAGTAGGATTGAGAAATATCTTCGGGCATTGAGACAATTGGACACTAGGACCCTCCGTTAATGAAGTGGTGATTGAAGTGTAGTCATAATCTCTCATCGGCAAATAACATGCCATCACACGTCCGTAATGGAACCCATTTCCATTTACAAGGAAACGTAGATTGATGTTAGCCGCTGTCAAATAGAAGTTGTTAATCCTATTGCTCACTCGCTTGTTGCTAAAGTAAGCATCCCATGGATCAAAAGCTCCTGACAGTGTGGTTGATGTAGACCAGTTATATTCTGCAATCTTAATAGGACGAGAGAAAAACTCGCCCAATGTTGCATCATTATTGTCCCTCAAACTCCTTGTGGGATCCATAACTGCATCAACCATGATATCATGATTGGGTGTCTCATCATAGAACTGAACGTTCTGAGACTTGGTGGTATTACTACCCTCTTCCGTACCTGATTGGGGTTGGAAGCGGCCTTTATTTTCATCCGAACGACGCTCCGCGTCGTAGGCTATCGGATATCCCTTGTTTAATATATAATATAGACAAAAAGTAAACATGTAATACAACACTCCGCAAATGCTCAATAGCGGGTGAGGTGCACTGTGCTCGACCGGGAAGTCCCTCCTGAATAAGAGTAGGTCAGAAACCATCCCAATCACACGCAAAGCCTATACAAATGTACACAAAGTGCGGGCATACATCTGCATGGTAATCCATATACGTGCGGGCTTGTTCAACTATACCGAGCGGACCCCCATCGGCCGAACGGGGGGTGAGACTTTTATAGACATTCTCCAGGTCGGGGCCATCTCTCTAAAACAGCGCATTGTCGTCGCGGTATTGCGCGACCCAATCGGATGCTCTCTCATTGTAAGTGAGATTCAATCCTGTGCACATATGAGAGATGCCCGCACGGTTTGCAACGTCGATCATCAATTGACGCTGCTTTTCGAATTTGTCTTCTCCGTGGTTAAACCACTCACGGAGTGCACCATCCAAGTTCTGCGCGCAAGCGCTCTCTTCCGTATCCACACAATTCTTTCCACGCATATAGCAATGTAGAGACTTGTAAATAGATTTGTCAAGTAGAGCGCCAACGTGCACACCTAACTTAGGATGATACACACTCTGGCGTTTGAGAAATTCAAATTCTTCAGGTGGCAAGAAGTCAAGTAGTTCAGACTCCTTATCCGGCATGGTATACACTTGACCATATTTCGCGAGAAACTGCGAGCAACCCTTGATAGTGAAACGATCAATACCTTCCTTCACGGAACCAATATTGTCATCACCATAGGTCATTGCTTTCACACAATCACGAAACACTAGTCTATCAGCAAAAGATTTCGTAGGGTACTCCGTATAGAAGTAACACCTTAGGTTCAAAGAACCACAAATTCCGT